GTATTGCAGCAGCTTCAGCGTCTAAAGTAGCTCTTGCAGCATCTATAAGAGATTGATCCAAATTTACAGAATTACCGCTTGCATCAAACGCACCAGCAGAATCATCTATAGAAACTACCGTTCCTGCATACGCTTTATAAATTGCTTGGTGATCTAGGGCCATAATCAGTTTTTAATTAGATTATACACGAAAGTAATCATGCTGACACCTCCATCAAAGTAATACTTGATGGTGTTATATAATCATTTGTAGTTCCACTACTATGTGCATTAAAATATATTGTACTTGAACCATCACTTCTCATTTGTAATTTATAAGTTGTAGCACTTGTAGTGGCAGGAGAATCAAAAAATACTACTGCTCTACCTTGATTTTGAACGCTATTACCGCTGTTATAGACACTTATACCGCTATTATTACCAGATGGACTTCCTATTTCAGTTGAACCTCTTAATAATCGTGAGAAAAAAGTATAATCTGATTTTTGTATTGTCATAGTCATCAAAATTAATACTTTACTGGTGTTAGACGTAGGTGTTATTGTTGCTGACATGTCAGTTACATCAATATAACTTGTTGAACTTGTTGATTGAACTGTAGTTTTATTTGAGCTAATAACTTGAATTACACCACCACCACCGCCTGTTGGTACACCTGAAACTGGTATTATGCTGTTGACTTTTAGTGTGCTCATAGTTTAAACGACTGTCCAGGTTTCACCAGCACCAACTGTAACTGTTACCCCTGATTGTAT